TGACCGCCAGGATCTTCCCCGACCCGGCCGTGTTGTCGTAGATCGTCGCGTTGTCGGTGGAGGTGCCGGCCGTGGTGATGATCACGTTGACGAGGCGGCCGGGGGCGCCCTTGACGACGGTCGTGGCGGCCCCGGTGGCGATCGCGGCGGTCTGCTCGGCCTTCACCGAGTTCCCGGCGTCGTCGTAGATGGCGTACGCGGTCACGGGAATCCTGGGCATTGCCCGTCCCCTTTCCATGTTCGGGTGGTTGGCATGAGGCTCAGCGGCCCCACAGCTCGATCTCGGTGCCGGTGACGGTGCCGCCCGTGCAGGTCCACGACAGCCGCCCCCACTCGGGGAGGATCAGGTACGCCGAGGCGCCCGCGCCGTGCAGGCCGCCGAAGACAGGCGCCGCCGATCCCCCGGCGGACAGGGAGGCGGTCTTGATCAGCTGCGCGTACAGGTTCCCGAGGCTGTCGAACACGTCGAGCTGCACCTGGAACGCCGGGCTGCCGGTGACCGCGCCGGCGGACACGTACAGGGCGACGTCCTGGACGTCGCGCAGCTTGATGGAGCCCTCGAAGTCGGCCTGGGGAAGGATGTCGCCGGGGCCGTTGCCCTGCCAGCCGCCGGAGTTCCCCGACCCGCTGATGGTGGTGCCGAGGCCGGAGCCGGCGAGGGACCACAGCAGCTTCGCGCAGGGGGTGTAGTTGCTCACGCGGCACCTCCTCGGCCGTCAGCGGGACGGGTGCGGGTCAGGACGCGGAGCCGAGGATGATCCGCAGGCAGCGCCACTTGGACGCCACGCTGCTGTACCGGAACGTCAGCATGTCCACGTCGCCCGCGGCGGTCGACAGCGTCGGCGACGCGAGAGTCGTGGAGAAGAGGTACGCGGAGGCGTAGGCCAGGGTGCGGGAGCCGGTGCCGTCCTGCGTGATCTCGAAGTCGATCACCTGCCCGTCGGTCGGGTTGCTCGGCGCGCCCAGGGTCCGGTTGCCGCCCAGCGTGACGCGGAACAGGCTCCCGGTCGCGGCGTTGACCAAGATGGTCGCCGCGTCGGTCAGCGTGTGCGCGGGGATCGCGGAGAACACTGCCGGCCCTGCGGGCGCAACCCACGTGCCCGGGGTGCCGGCGACGGTGCAGATCCAGATGGCACCGGTCTGGTCGATCACGAAGTCGCCGACCGCGAACGTCCCGCTGGCCGGGCTGCCGCTGGCCGTGGCGCCGGCGTACCGGCTGTTCGCGATCGCGCCGGTCAGGCCGGTGGCGCTCATCGTGGTATGGACGACCGAAACCGGATTGACCGAGACGGGGATGCCGTCCTCGTCTACCTGGCCGGGAGTGGTCATGAGGGCTCCTTAGGAGTACGGGACGGCGGCGTATTGCTCAGGCGGCCTTCTGGATCAGGTAGGCGGCGAACGCGGCGACGGGAAGCAGGGAGAAGCCGGCCGCCGGGTGGGCGGTGCACCTGCAATCCGGGTGCTGGCTGCCCGGATAGTCGCGCGGAGAGTACGGACCCTCAGCGGCCTTCTCCAGGCACCGGCCGCAGACTCTGCCGTCGCCGGCCGTGACGAAATCCACGAGCCGGATCCCGCCGAGCGCGGCGTACGCGGCCACCATGGCCGCCGAGATTGCCGAGGCCATCGCCTGGTCGAGGAACGCGGTGACGGACAGCCCCTTACGGAGCACGGCCGACGCCGCAGCCAGCATGGCTTCCGCGGTAGCGCCCGCGATGGCCGCCGAGGTGAGCACCCTGGCCAGGTCGGTGACGGCCCCGGCGATGATCTGCGCGGCCGTCCTGGTGACGGTGCCCTGATCCGGTTCCTGCCGGCCGTCCCTGGCTGCCTTCTGCCACGCGAACCCGCCGTAACCGGCTCCCGCAGCGCTGACGGCCAGCGCTGCGGCGGTCCCCTCGCCCGCGGAAGCGGCCAGGGCGCCGGTCACCGCATCGAGCAGGCCCGTGTAGTCCGGCTGGTCGTTCACCCCGGCGAGGAAGCCCGCGGCCATGGACCGGGCCAGCTTGCGGAGCTCGGCCTTATGATGCTTCGCGGCCTGCGGTGACTCGTGGTCGGTTCCGGGCGCGGGGGCACCGTCGAGCATGAGGGCGTGGCGGCGGAACGCGGCGACCAGCGCAGCGAGGTCAAGCCCTGCGACGGCCTTGCGCCACGCGGTGCGCGCCTTGCGCTGGTGCCTGGCGTAGAGGGCTTCCTGCCGGGCGTACACGTCGGCCCAGATGCCCCGCAAATCGGTCAGGTCGATCTGCGGCACGGCCGCCGCGGCCTCGGCTACGTCGTCATCGCAGCGGGAGCACAGGGAGCCGTCCGGGGGGCAGTACAGGCACGGCAGCGGAGGGAGCGCCACGGTGCCCTCCTGGTGCTAGCTGAGAGGCGCGCCCGGCACCTGACGCGATCCGGCTTCGGTGCCGGGGCGCGGCGGCAAGATCGCGAGAGTCCGCCGCTGCGCGCCCCTCAGTCCCCGGTCCCCGCTCCGCGGGTCTCGGTGATCTCCGCCCTGATGTCCGCGCCCTCCGGCCCGCACGTCCCGCAGCACGCGACCCACGGCGCGTAGACGCGATGGCAGCGGGGGCACTCCCAGCCCGAGGGATGGCCGGGGACGGCACCGCTCGGGACCGGCGCAGGTGCCGGGGGATCAACCGCCGGTCCGGTTGACGGTGGACCGCTGAGGCGCATTACGACCGGACGCGCATCTCGGCAACGAAGAACGGGAACGTGCCCTCGCGGATCTTGCCGTCATCGCCCGCGTGGTGCTCCTCAGGGAACAGGATCGGCATTCCCTTGTCGTCGGCGAGCATCGTCAGGTCGGCCGTGATCATGTCCTGCGCGTCCGCGTGAACGACCACGCTAGGGAGGCGTGCCCTCATGACGGTGGTGACCGGCTTGCCGGTCACGGCATCGTAGACCGCGCACATCCAGCCGGCCAGGGCAAACTTCTCACGCTGCGGCCCGGGCCATTCGATGATCACCCGGCCGTAGCAAAACGGGCTCTCCTCGTCGGTGCGCACTCCGGCCCCGGCCGTCTCAGTCGTCATCGCTCTCCTCTTGCGGGCTGAACTCGGTCCACGCGGCCGTCCTGGCCGCCCACGCCCGTCCGGCCCGCACCACGTAGCCCCGCTTCGTCTCGATGATGCCGCCGTGGCGGAGCTTCGGCTTCAGCCCGGCCCGCTCGCAGGCGGTCAGGGCATCGGCCACGGCCGACAGGAGCGGTGCGGCGTCAGGCTTCGGGGACATGCTCGATCACGGGCCTCGGGGGCGGCCCGATCTTCCCCAGCAGCACCCATGCCACGGACTTGGCCTCGGCGAGGCTCTGCGCGCCGCGGACGGGGAAGCCGGGAACCTCGGGACAGTCCGCACTCCACCCGGTCCCGTCGTAGCTGTAGCTCACCGTGACCGGGGGCACTGCGGGCTCGTGGCCGTCAGCGGGCGGCACTGCGTGACCCCACCGCGGCGTGAGGAAGCCGGGTGCGGGCGGGACAGGGGCCAGTGGAGTGCCGCAGGCGGTGCAGTTGGTCACGAGATGATCTTCGGAACGAACGGGCTCGCGTCCTTTGCCGTCAGCGGCCGGTTCGGCAGCGTGTCCGGCTCCCAGGCAGGCTCGGTGCCCGGAAGGGAATACGGCTGCTCTGGCGGAGGCTGCGGCTCGCTCATGCTGCCTTCCTGGCGCGGATCTCTCGCGCGGCGGTGGTATTCCACGGGCCCTTCTCGCTGTCCACGTGCCCGACGTAGGCCCAGATGAAGTGCTGGCCGTCCTGCTGTGCGGCAAGGACGTGGTGGTGGCCGTCCACGATCACGTCCTTCTGCGACCCCGGCCAGCGGACCAGGACCGCGGGCTTCGGGTGACCGCCGCGCCCGAGTGCCCGGCGCATCTTCGCGGCGATCTTCGCCACCTTGCCGGGCTCATGGCTGGCGTCCCACTGGTCCTTGTCGGACATGTCTACCTGATCGAGCGGCACCTGCTGCGGGCCGGTCCAGGACGCCGAGTCCTTCACCCAGCCGATAGCCGGCGCCGGGAACGCCTTGCTCATCTGGGCGTAGACACCGCTCGCGACGTCCTCGTACAGCGCCCGCCCGGCGGCGTGGTAGGCGCGCAGCGCCTCGCGGACCGCCGCCCGCTGCCCGGCAAGCGACTCGCCCGGCTGTCCCGGCAGACCCGGAGGCTGACCGGGCGCGCCCGGCGGGGCCATCCCGGCCGCCGCCGCTGCCATCGCCGGGTTCTTGGCCGTCACCGTCGCCTTGGACATGGCCTCCATGTCCTCCCACAGGACCAGGTTCTGCCGGTCTACCAGGACCGCCTTGTCCCCGCCGTCGACCGGGGGCTCGCCGATGTCGGCGCGGTAGCGGTTCAGCAGCCACGAGCCGTTCCGCAGCCGGGTGTCCCGGATCTGCTCCACCACGGTGGAGTCCCGGTAGTCGACCTCGCGGAACTTCGACTTCCAGCCCTGCACGCCGAACCCCTGCACGGCGATGTGGAAGTTGAGCTTCTCCAGCACCAGTTCGCCGACCGGGTTGCAGGTGTTGAGCATGAACGCGCGGTGCTGCGCGTCCCCCGTGCCGCCGCCCAGGTTCCCGCTTTCGATGACCCCGGCCTCCGCAGGCGGCACCCCGCACCCGGACAGGATCTCGTCACGGGCGTCACGCTTGGCCTGCAGGACGTCGGCGAGCTTCCCGGACTGGAGCTCCTTGACGGTGCCGCCGCCCTTGGAGATCAGCGGCGCGCCGATGTTCTTCGTGCCCAGGTTCCGCGCCCGGTACCGGTTGTCGAACCGGGTCACCTCATCATCGGACGTCCCGGGGGGCAGGTCCACGTGGATGTTCGCCGGGAGGCCCTTGCGGAGCATCTCCTTCTCGGTGGCCGCCGCGTACAGCCACGCCGTCATCGACTGCAGGACGGCCTGCAGCGGCGAGACGCCGTTTATCCCGGGCCGGGCGCTGTCCAGGCTGACGTGGATTACCTCGCGGGGCTCGAACTCGGCCCGCTGGCCCGTGTCGGTGACCTGTATCCACTTCTCGATCTGCCCGTGCTCGTCAGCCTTCGGGTAGGTCGTCGGCACGTCCAGGTTGTACAGGGCCACCGGGGTCGGGCCGTCCCAGACCAGCTCGAGCAGCCCGTCGCCGAACACGGTCAGCGCGGCGATGAAGTTCCGCAGGACTTGCCTGATGTCCTGGTCGGGGTTGCAGAACGCGTAGAACCGCTCCAGCGCCACCACCGGGGGCGGCTTGGCCGGGGCTTCCTCGCCTTCCCCCGTGTCGGCATCCCAGTCGGTGTACAGGCCCCCGGCGGTGATGGTGCGGGCGATGGCCTGCACGGAAGTCCACGCCGGCTGCACCGCGACGTAGCAGTCGTACAACTCCTGCATGAGCGTCGACCGGTCCGACCCGGTTGACGCCCCCATCGCCTGGTAGTGCTCGTCTATCCCGGACTGGGGAATCCCCGGCACGAAACCCGTGCGGGCCGGAAGGGCGCGCTGCGGGCCGGACTGCGCCACTACCGCGGCCTGCGCCTTCTTCTCGGCGACGTCCCGGCGGAACGCGGGGGGGATCCAGCCGGGCAGGTTCACGTCGCCCTCCCGGCTGCGGTCAGGTCAGGCCCAGGGGGATTTCTGTACGGCACCCTGGCGCGGGTCGCGCTCCGGGGCGTCCTCGCCGGGGCGCCAGGCGAACGGGCCGCGGGACTCCAGGGCCTCGGCACCGGGGAACGCTGGCTCTTGCGGCGGGGGGATGTCGGGCCAGGACGGGCCGCCGCCGAGGTTCACCAGGAGGTAGCGGAGCGCGTCCATGGCGTGGTCGTGCGCCTTGGTGTCTGCGTCCTCCGGGTTGCCGGTGCGCGCGTAGGGCAGGTTCTTCAACTCAAAGATCGTCTTCTCGCAGGTGCGGAAGATGTGGATCATCGGGCAGGTTTCCCAGCCGTTCGCCCGGTGATGCGGGCACGCCGGACCCTCGGCCATGTACGAGTGGATCCGCTGCCAGCCGGTGACCCGCGAGCCGGGGCCTTTGCCCGCCTTGGTCAGGTAAACGCCGTTCTCCGCATAGACCTGAGCCTTCGGGAGGGCGTCGCCTTCCAGGTCCCACATGCTGTCATCGGCGTACCGGACGGCGATGTGCTCGTCTTCAGCCTCGGATTCAAGGATCCGCTTCGCCTGCTCGGCCTCGCCGACCTGCACCTCGTAAATCTCGCGGTAGATCCACACGCGGCCGTCCGGGTCAACGGCGCCGTACAGGACCGCCCAGGGCTTGGCGAAGCCCCAGTCGATGCCGTTGTACCTCGTCCACGACAGCGGCACCCCGATGGGCTCCATAGTGTGCCGGTCCCAGCGGTACTGCTTGAAGATCATCCCCGACCACTGGTCCCAGTCGCCGTCCCGCATCGCCGCCCTGCGCGCCGGGTCAGGGATCGCGTCGAGGCGGGCACGGTGCCCCGCGTCCAGGTGGGCGTTGTCGGTCGCCTTCGCCTGGATGAACCTGACCGTCAGCCCGTGGTCGTCGGTGATGACTTTCGTGCCGTGGTCGGTGGCGTCGATGAACTCGTCGCGGACCTGGCCGTGCGATGCCCCGCCGGGGTTGGTGGTCGCGCGCAGGCCGAGCACGGGGAGGCCGCCCGAGGCGCGCAGCCGCTCATAGCGGAGGATGTCCACGACGCCTGGTGCCATCAGGGTCATCTCATCAACGAGGAGGAGCTGATACTCGCCGCCCTGCCGGCGGGAGGCGTCCTCGGTCGTCTCCAGGTAGCGGAACCGGAACACGCTGCCGTTGGTGAAGTTCAGCTCGCGGGTCGTGCCGTTCCACTTGCCGCCGACCGCCCCGGCCATCCCGAACTTGCGCAGCGCCGGGAAGATCGACTCTTCCAACTCGTCGTAGGAACGGCGGACCAGCAGCACGCGCAGGCCGGGATGCCGGACGCAGCAGCGGATTCCCTCGGCCGTGATGGCGTACGACTTGCCGCCGCCGCTGGCCCCGCCGTACAAGACCGCATCTTCGGTGGCCGCGTGGAAGCGTTCCTGCGGGCACTGGCCGCACGGCGGCGGGAGATCGGGCGCGCAGGCCCCGGTGACGGCCGGGTCAAACGCATCGGGGATGCCCAGCCGTTCCGCGGCCCGCTTGCGGACCTCGTTGCGGGGCAGGCAGTTCGGCTCGTAGCCGATCAGCGAGAAGACGTCGAGGCTCTTGAGGCGCTCGGCTTCCTGGGTGCGCAGGCGGTCCTTAAGCTCCCGGTACCGTGCTAGCTTCTCCGGCGGAACGAGCAGCTGCGGCATCGTTCGCGGCAACCTGCGCCTCCAGGTCCGCGAGGGTCGCGTCGAACACGTCCTCGGTGATTACCTCAACGCGGGACTTGACCGGAGCGACGTAGCCGATGATCTTCCCGCGGGTCTCGACCAGTGCCCGGATTTCCCGCGCCGACGCCTGGCCGGGCGCATCGTCTGCCACGTCCGCGAAGGTGTACGCGGGCTTGCCGTCGGCGTCCCGCATGATCGTCCCGTCAGCTTCGCGCTCGTAGCCGGTGACCTGCCGGACCACTTTGCCGTTGGAGTGGGCCAGGTGCGGGGTGAGCATGACGCGCCAGTTCCACTCGATCAGCCGGTCGATTCGCAGCAGGTCCAGGGCGCGGGCCTGCTCGGCTCCCTCGTAGGGGATGGCGGCGAAGGCGCGCCCGAGGGCGTCGTGGACGTGGCCTCGGGAGGCGTAGCCGAGTTCGGCGGCGATGCGGTCCAGGCTGCAGCCCTGGGAGCGGAGCTCGGCGGCCTTGGCGTCACGCTCGGCGGTCTTGATGCTGCGGGTGTAGCGGCCGTTTCCGGCCCGGTTTGTTCGCGCGGTCATGGTGTTCGTGCGGCGGGGCATCCGGTCACCGCCTCGGCAGGGTTCGCGCGGGGTCAGGTCCCGGCGTGCCCGCAGGTCTTGCACCAGGCTCCGGGAAGCGCTTGACGAGTGCTAAGCACCCGAGTAGAGTGCTAAGCACCGGGGAGGCGGGACCGGGTAAGCCGCAAAGCGCGACGGCCCTAGAGGGACTCCCTGGCTCAGTAACGCAGCGACAAGGAGGGGACCATGCCCATCAGCACTCCCGAGCAGGTACGCGCGGCAGTGCGCCGCCTGGTGCCCGGCACCATTGTGGGCCACGCCAACCCGGTGCTGGCCGACTGGAAAGGCGCCGTCACGCCGAACAAGCGAGGCGACTACCGCCGGGCGGACACCGGGGACGTGTGGGTAATCTGGTACGCGGGCGATGTCGGCACCGAACCCGGGATTCCGGCCGCGGGCTGGATAGAGGCGACCGCCCTCACTATCGCGGGTCAGTGCCCCGACTGCGCGCGGCCCGCGCACTGCATCCTCGCCGGCAACTACTGGGAGCGCTCCGGGGGCTGGCACCACGACTCGCGGCACGACATGGACACGTGCTGGGCCGGCAAGGCCGCATTCGAGGCCAGCCGCAGTGCCTAGAGGCGTCCACAACAACCCGTTCCTCGGCTGGAACCCTCCAGCCGGGGATTCGGCATGGGCTCGCGAGGAGGCTGCACGGCGCGGCGTGAAGCTAAGCACCATCCTCACGGAGGCGCTGGGCGAGTACCGTGCTAAGCACCAAGGCGGCAGTCCCGTATCACCACCACGGGCGCGTCAGCGCCGCGAGGCCACCGCCCCGGCTGCCCGCTTCGTCGCTGCCGAGGACGAGCAACCGCAGTCGGCCGGGAAGAACTGCACCCACCGGAACATGCGCATGACCAAGGGAATCTGCCCCGACTGCCAGCAGGCGGTCGGGTACAAGCGAGGAGGCTAGCCATGGCACGCAGGCGGTCAGGTATCGAGCAGGTCAGGCGGGATTCCTACCTGCTGTCCAGAACGCTCGGCGACTATCAAGCAGCGCAGCGCGGCCCGGTCCCCCTCGGCACCAGGCTGGCCCGGCGCAGCCTCACCCGTACCCTGTTTTCCCTGCTCAGGGAGGCTGCGAAGTGAGCGGGCGGGAAGATCGCGGCGAAGAGGAGCGGCCCGTCATCCATCCCGCAGTCATCGGGTGGCTATTCCCGCGCGCCGTAGCGATGGCCGCCGAGATAGCCGCGAAGAGGGAGCTTGCCGAGCGGCTCGGCATCCACGAGGAGGCGATGCGGCTGGCGCAGACCACCGTTTACAGCTACACGTACTGGGTGGACCGGCTCGCGCTGGCCATCGCTATCGGCGAGTCGCTCGGCACCCAGGAGCCCGCGTGATCCGGCGTCAGGATCTCCGGGGAAGTAAGGGGCGGGAAAGATCGCGGCGAGGGAGAATTGGCACATGAGCTGGTTTCGCAAGCGCCCCGCGCGCTATGACCTCAACGTTCCCGAGAGCGGGCCGCCCATGGCCGCGATGCCGGGGCAGATGAAGGACTACCGGGTCGACGGGCCGGAAGAGGCCCGGCAGATCGCGCTCGGGCACCGGGCGTGCGAGACCGCGCCGAACGGTACGGGTGGCCGGTGCTTGTGCAGCTTCGACTGCGCGAACTACTGGCTGCGGGCGAACGGCTACGGGGCCGGATGAGACCCAGATCACCATAAATCTGCATCGCCCGCCCCGCAGTCCAGGCACCGCCGGTACACCGCCACCAGGAGGATGCGGTTCCCGCAGGCCGAGATGACCGGGACCGCTACGGCCGAGGGGAGCAGGCACCTGTCGCACCACAGGCCCGTCTCGGGCTCGCCGACCTGGGTCTGGATGACCACGGTTACGTCAGCCATCGGCCTCAGTTCTCTATCCAGTACGCGCCATCAGGCAGCGAGGAAGAGGGGCGTTCTGCGGCAGTCCTCAGTATCGCGAGGAGGGGCGGCCGGTGCTCCGCGCAGTCGCAGCGGAACCATGCATCGCACTCGCCGTGGCGTCCCTCTGCGCAGGCGACCGACATTACCATGCTGCCGGGACCGCCCCCCGGCCCGGAGGTAGCGGGGTCGTACGAGTACAGGGGGCCGCTCACGGCTCGCACCGTTCCGCCCGGCAGGCAGGGCACTGGCAGAACTCGGCCGTGACCTCGATCCGTCCCGGCACCGGCCCGAATCCGGCCTCGCGCACCACGTCAGCTACCGGGCGCTTCGTCAGCGTGTACGACGGTCCCGGCTCCGGGTAGAGAGGGTTGCCGTCATCGTCCCAGCCGACCGGCTCGGGGGACTTGAAGGTGTGGACGTAGGGCGGTCCCGGCTCGGGCGGGAAAGCCGGGCCGAGGTAGTTGCCGAGGAACTCAAGTCCGGGCGGCTGCGTTCCGCCCTGCCGCCCGCAGTCACGCGAGCACATGCCGATCTCATCGAGCGGGGAGCCGCAGCCCGAGCAGACTGTCCCGGCTGCCGTGCAGAAGTCGCACATGACCGTATTATAGCAGGTCAGGCCACGCGGCCACCGGCCCAGTTGTGACTCGCATACCCCAGTGTCGCCCGGCGCACGGCGGCAGCCAGGTCCGCGTCGCTCATCACGGTGCCGGTGATGTTGTACGTGATCGTGGTCCCCTCCGGGACGGCCGACACCGCGAAGGTGCCCCCGGTGCCGGGAGGGCTGATCGACGTCACGCGGGCCATGGCCGCTGGCGGGTCGCAGCGGTGCTCCGTGACGTGCGGGGCTACCCAGGCGCGGCACTCGGGGCACTTCCAGGGCGCGCTCACGCTGGCTCCTCTTCCTCGCTGCCGTCCTGAGCACCGCCTGGCTCCGGCTCGTCATCGTCACAGATGCAGTCGGCAGGCCAGGGCTCGCGGCAGGTAGCGCATATCCTCACGCCCGGCCCCCCTTCGCTGCCCGCGTCCAGGTCAGGCGGCCGGCGCCGGCTGGTCCTCGGCCGCACCCTCGGCCAGCACGATCGACGTGGCCGCGGACGACACGACGGTGATCGAGTCGGTGCCCGTCAGCGGCGGCGTGACGGTGTTGTCGGTGACGGTGACGTTCGCCACCCCGTCGACTCCGGCGACGCACAGGCAGGAGTAACCGTCCGCGGACGGCGTGATGGCGATGACCGAGGGCTGGTCGACGGACCAGGCGAGACTGTCGCCGGAGACCGGCTGCCCCTTGGAGTCCTGCTCGGCCACGGTGAGGGTGAACTGCTGAAGGTCGGTGAGCTGCACGGCTGATCCTTTCATGATGGTCGGCGTGCCCGGACCTTCCGGCGCAGCCTGGTCGTACGTAACGGGGTCGGTGATGAGGACGAGGAAGACCGGGCCGTCAAGCCACCAGTAGTACACGTCGGCGACGGTGGTCACATCGACGGCGCGCTCCGGCGGCAGTCCCCCTTGCGGGACTACATCCTTGCGGGCCCAGTCCAGGGCGAGGACGCGGTTCTCTGCTGTCACGGGCATCCTCTCCGCTGGTGTCCGGTCAGGCGGGGAACGCCGCGAACGGGGGCACCGGGTGCTCGATGTGACCCCACGCCTGCTCGTGCGCGGCCGCGGCCTCCTCGCGGGAGGCGTAGAACGGCACCGATGACAGCCTGTCGAACCGGTGCGGCGGAGGGACTGAGGGGCCGTCGTGGAGCACGCAGAGGTTCACCAGGCCGTCCCCGTGTACGCGGGTGACCACGGCCGCGGCGGTGTCATCGCCCCCGTTGTGCCGGGGGTCGGCGAAGGTCAGGACCATCGAGGCCTTAGCTGGGGTCATCGTTCCTCCGGGGTCATGCTGCCTGCCGGGCCTCGCGCTTGCGGCGCATGGCGGCGTCGACTGCGGCGAGGTCGTTGTAGTCGTAGGCCGGCCAGCGGCCCAGGGTGCCGAGGGGCTCGATCTTGCGGCCGATGATGGCCGGGCTGCGCTCGATCCACGTCCGGACGGTGGAGGCGGGGACGCCGGTGATGCGGCCGAACTGCGCCGGGGTGACGAGATCGTCCGGCTCCAGCGTGAGGCGGGGCGGCATGACCACCCCCGCCGCTGACATGAAAAGAACCCGCAGGCAGCGGGGCTGCTTGCGGGCATGGTGAACGGCTGGCGCTAGCGTCTCACGCGACCATGCCCCCTGGCAAGTCACGCGGCGGCACTATCGGGGAAGTTGAGATACGCGAACTCACCGAATAGCTCGGCGGCGGCGGCATCGTAGGCGCGGGCCGCTGCCTCCTCGGAGTCAAAACGGCCTACGTGACGCTGCTTGCGATTACAGGAGATGACTACTAGCCAGCGCCTATTCACCCGATCCCAGGAAACTCCCTTGAAGGCAGAACTCACACCTTCTTGCGGCAACATTTCGTACGGATATTCTACCGGATTAGCCGGCCTTGCGATGCTTCTCCAACTCTTCTAGCTGAGTGCTGTAGACCCGGCCCAGGAGCAGGTCATAGCTCGCGCCGGTGTAGGCCATCGGGCAGGCGGTGCAGCGCACGACAGGCTCCCATCCGCCGGCCTTCGCCTCGGACTGGACGAGGGTCTTCCCGCGGCAGCCGTCGCACGGGACTTCGGTGATGCGCCTCCGCTGGCGGGACAGGCCGAGCATCCCGCGCGCCCGGCCGTGCAGCCGCAGGAACTCCAGCCCGGCGTCGGTGCCGGACATCTCCCCCTGTATCCACGCATCGCCCGATGAGTCGATCCGGACAGACGTGCCCGGCTTCAGTTCCGCCAGCCGCTTCGACCCGGCTACCGGGCGCGTGACCTCGACGGGCTCCAGCGACAGGAGCGCATCGAGGAAGCCGGGCCGGCCGCGGTCCTTGCCGCCGAGCAGGTCGCAGGCCCGCTGGAGGGACGCCCCGCCCCTTGCCCGGATCACCCCGTCACCCCGGCAGGTCCGGCAGTCGCGGCCGTCCAGCAGCCCGTCGCCCTCGCAGGACGGGCACAGGTCCGGGTTCGACAGGCTGGCCGCCGCCCGTACGATCTCCTCCCACGTCAGGGCGACCAGCACGACATGCCGCATGAACGCCTCAGTGTCCAGGTCAACCGGGACGGGCGCCTCCCGGGAGCCGGAGACGCGCTCCTCTTGCTGGCCCGACTTCACCAGGCGCAGGCGCAACTCGGCGTACGCCTGCGGGAGGCCCCGGATCGCCGCGCCGATGTAGGAGTGGTCGGTGACGCAGAACGCGCGGGGGCCACGGCCCGGGTTCCCCTGGTAGTCCCGTTCGGCGCACTGCCGGGCGCACGCGCACGGCGTAGTGCCCTCTTCCCCGTCGTCCCAGTAGTCCCGCGCGCTCATGCGGCCATGATGGGCCATTGGTGCACGTGGTGCCAACATGGCGCGCATCACGCCGCCAGCGGCAGGTCAGGCTCCCGGTCGCGGTCCTCGTCCTCGTCCTCGCCGGCGCTGCGGTCGCGGGGGCGGCCGGTGCGGTAGATGAACACGGCCAGGGTGATCATGAGACCCATGTAGGGGATGAAGATGGCAGCGATGAGGATGTCGTGGCGGGGCAGCACGGCGGGCACCGATCGGGTTGAGCAGCGGAAAGAGGGCGGCCGAGGGCCTAGAGGTAAGCCTATCGGCGCGGGTGCATCACCCTTGAACGGGTCAGTCGATGATCTTCCACTTGCCGTCCTGCTGGCCCATGA